CGGTGGGGGTTAGTGCTTTCTAATCCAGACTTGTGTGTTCTTTGCAAGCAATTCATACTCACCCTGATGGCGGTGAAGGAAGAGGTCAATACCAACTTGCGGTGCAAGGCGAGGATCGCCTGACTCGTGCTGCCAAGTGTAATCATCAAAAGCCATAATGCCACCGCGCTTTAACTTAGGCCAGCTCAGTTCAGCATCCACTATGACACCAACTGTAGTGTGGTCTGCGTCTATGTAAATAAAGTCATAGCAGTTGTGATCCCTGAACTCACTAAGAAAATCCATAGTAGTACCTATGTAAGATTCAATTACTGGAAAAGGTATAACCTTACTTAAGTAAGTCTTACGCACATCATCAAAGTCCATAGTCTTATGGTCAGGTTCATCGCTACCTTTCCAAGTATCTACATCCATAAGGAAACAATTACTATCAGTAAGGACATTGGTAGCCAGCCAAACACTGGCATCACCAGTGTATGCACCAAGCTGAAGGCAGTGCAAAGGTTGCCCTGCTAGTGGGAGCAGGTGCTTCTCAAAGTTATGCTGCGCAGTCTGCGCAAACCAGTTTGGATAGTCGGTCATTTCTTATTGTCCGTAGAGTAGAAGCCAGACCCCGTAAATACCACAGTAGGAGCTAGACCATACGCGAGTCATAGACTCGTGGCAGCCAACGCATACTGGGAATACCTCAGGCTCAGTGATCTTGCGTGTAATGGTGTAGGTATTCTTACACTTGGTACACTCGATAATCGTATGTCATAACTTAACCGCCTCTTCTGTATCCAAGAACCCTACAATTTTATCAACCTTAGTAGTGTTATCAAACTCTGTAGTAGCTGGCATCTGCTGGACAAACCAAGCAGGCTCATCCATCTCCGTTAAATCAAAGGAGTAGATACCAAGTGGAGTTGAACAGATGTAGAAGGGAAGCAAGTCTCTATGGAAGGACTGCTCAAGCAACGCTCGATACTTCATCTGCTCTATAAGTAGCGTAGAATAATGGGTTTGGCGACACTTCAATTCAATGAAGTGACCAGCCTTCTTACTGGTACAGTCAAAGGCATCGTAGATTCCAGGCGAGCGCTCTAAGTCTGGGTAAAGATTCATCTTAAGAAAGTCAAAGAGCACCAACTCATTCATCGGTATGGACTAGCCCCACCAAGTTTGTTTGTCAGCTCACGCAGTGAGTGCATACATCTGCGATCTGCTGATGACCTACTACACTCAAGCACCTGCGCTATCTGAGTAAGAGTAAAGTTCTCGTGGTATCGCATAATCAAATTCTTTTGGTCTTCCTTATTCTAACTGCTACAAATGCTTTCTTAATATCAATCAGCATCGAAAGTAAGTTGCCACCCTCAGCAGGAGACGATGACCCACGTGGCTGCCCATCTTTAATCATCTCTTGTGCTTGCTCAAGGACTGTGCCATCAAGCACCGAAGCAATCACAAAGGGAAGCAGTTGACCAAGCGTTGCCTGCTCGTAGTAGGCCTCATCAGCTACGGCATAGCCAGACTTAACAGCCTTCTCCTTGCGAGCATAGCGCTCTGCAACGCGGCTCATCTGCCACGCAATCTTCTGTTCGTTATGTCGTCTCTGCTCAGTGTTAGGTTCTGCTAACTGCTCGTTGATATAATCAGCACGAGACATAGCCCATATCAAACACTCTTGCTTCACGTCATCTCGCTCAACATATTTCTTGTAGCGATTGTAGATAGTTCCAGCAACACTGGGAACTATGTCATAGATAGATGGATGTATGCTAGTCACAGTCTGGTTCCGGAACTTCTGGCCACACACCATCAAGTACCATCATTGCAATAGCTGAATAATTCAGTAAGTCTAAGAAACTATCTCGTAGCGATTCGTTAGATGGCTTAACCCCGCTATCAAGCAGGTTGTTAATCCTTGCTACCTTGTCCCACATCCGCACCCGCAGACCATTAAGTGGGCCACCTGGTGAGTGTGCAATATTCTTTGGGCCGTAGTCGTGATGCTTTCTGATAAGTAAGTTGCCAGCAGTATCCATAATGCGCCAGACATCAGCGATAAATGCTTCATCTATCTTGTCGGTATAGGCCGCACCAGTAAAGTCTCTGTCTCCATATTTATCTCTAGGATCTGAAAGCCCATATGCTGCAAAATCTGTACCATCTGTTGCCATTCGCTCTTATCCAATCGCTTCACCTACTAGCAAAGTCTTGGTGGCATCTGCTCCATAGGCTAAGTAGTAGTCGTTGATGTCCATATTAGGTGGTAATGTTACAATCGTTCCGTTCAGCAACTCTTGATGGACACGCTTAGAAAAGTCAGCTCCAGGATTAGAGCCATCTTCTTTTACATCATTATCACCAACGATATACACAGTGTCATAACCTGAAAATAACTTAGCAAAGTGTGGCTTCCAAGCCTGCACTCCAGGTACACCAACTGCTGGAATACCAAGCATCCCTGAGACTATGACTGTATCTAACTCACCTTCACATACAACTATGTGTCTACTCATAATCGTTATGTCAGTAACGTTATACAGGTGTGCCTTCTGTCCAGTAGGTGAGCCATACTTAGGCTTGCCATCATCGAGTCTGCGAAACTTAAAGCCAACGCAATATCCCATAGCGGTGATGTATGGAATAGATAACCAACCATTGTGCAGTTCGTGTTCGTTGATAGGGTCGGTGACTGTACCGAGCATATACAACGCTGCTACTTCTTCAGAGATCCCACGTTCTGAGAGCGCGGTTACGGCCTCCGGACTTATTTGTTGGGCGTATCTCTGCGCCGCTTCGAGTAGCAATTTCGACTGCGCGTTTGAGGCCATCCTTGAACTCCAAATTCTCTAGTATGCACACTAGGTTCACAGCGTTACCACCTTTACCGCAGGTGTGGCAGTAATATAAATTGTTATACACATCAATAACAGCAGACCTGCGACTGTCGTTATGTAGGCAGCACCGCACCGAAGCTGGACTGCCATCTCGTACCTCTCCTCCGAAGTAGCGAACTATCGCTGCTATGGGGACGGAGTTTGCGTCAACATCACCTTTGAATCTTTTTGTTTTACGTACCCTGGACCAGTCTTGTGCTGACATTCGCATCCTCCACATTTCTCGTGCCAGTGTGCGCTACGTTTGAAGTGACCGGCAGCGTTCTCTTCACCTGCTCGTGTGCAGTGTAAACAAATCACGCTTGGTCTGCTTCCTCATCAAGTTCATATTCTTCAGTATGCAATTTCTGCATCTGCTTCTTTGATTGCTTCATCTACTGGTTCAGTCCAAGTCTCTGTACTTGTAATCTGACCTTCTGGTACTGGTGTCATTGTTTCTCCTTTAGTGTTTTGTTTAGTGTTTTCAGTTCTTTTACTATGGCAAAAAGTGCTATAAGCATTCCATCTTCATAGCCTTCAAAGTCATACCATTCACTAAGACTATAAATATCTTCTTGTTTCATTGCTTCTCCTTGAGCCACTGTGTTAGATCTTGGACTACCCAAGCCTTTTCTATCGCAGCGTTGCGGCGCTTAACTACTACATAATGCAGTGGCACTTCCCCAATACCACGAGCCTTAGCGTAATTAAGCGCCTCAACCTCTGCTTGTCTCCAGAACTCAGGAAGGTTTAACCTCGCTGTGTTCTTGAGTTCTAGTATGTATGACTGTCCCGCAATGACACATACTAAATCTCCCTCATCATCTTTGCCTGCTAGTCGCAGGCGGTCAGCTACTGCACCCATAGATCGTAGCCATTTCATTACATCAATCTCAAAGGCTGCGCCCTTAGCCTTATTGTACTTCGGGCTGCTCATCTTTACCTGTGTCGTAGATAGCGTTACCGTTCTCATCAATCTTAATCTTAAATACTTTCAGTTCGATAAGAGCCATAATCAGATTAGCCATATCAGCCTTGAGTTGCTTAACCTCATTCTGTAGGTGTTGATACTCTCTACTAGCCATTACCAACCTCCCAAACATTCTTGAGAGTGCGTGTGCATCTCCCATTGTTTCCAGTAAGCGTACTTGTTAGGTGCATACAGTTCAGTCTTGCAAGCACCACACTTTCCATACCACTCATCTGCAAAGAAATCGTAGGTCATACTGCTATCTCATTTCCGTATTCGTCATATGGTGTGTAATCGCTATTGTAACCATACCTTGCATCTCTTTGAAGCATCGCCCCATATGCGTCTTTATTTGCTATCTGACAAGAACCATAGTCCACTAAGAGTATGACGTAGTCCTTACCATCTGCTGCGTGTGGACCAAAGCGGTTCTTCACTGCTGCAATCTTCAACTCAGCATTAGTTGGGTTGTATCCAAGGGTTAGTATCAGCGCTGGTAACTGGCTCACCTTGCCGTGAATAGCACGGCGTGCAGGTGGTTCAGTGGGTGAGCCATACTCTGACTGCTCAGATACGTGATGCAATACTAGAACGCAGGCTTCAGTCTTACGTGCCATATCGTGCAGCTCCATCATAATTGCACGAAGCCCTGCCCATTCGTTATCTGTTTCAGCAGCAACATTCATCAGGTTATCTATGATGATCAGTTCTGGTGACTGTCCATAGAGTTCAACGTATGCCTTTACTTCCAACTCAATATCATCGAGTGACGGACTGGAATCAAAGACCCACTTGATGTGCTTTAATTTCTCAAAGTAACCATCATAAAAGTGTGAGTCAGTTGAAAGGTTCTGCTCCACGTTAACTTGATTATGACCTGATGAATGCGCTGCTGCTCTCATCATTACTGTCGTAGTGTCAGTATCTGCTGAGAAGAACAAGAGTTGGTACCTTTGCTTTGACTGCATAGATAAGCGCAAACATAGACTTACCAGCATTAGGTGCTGCTGCAACCATACAGACTTGTCCTCTACGGAACTTAATCTGCTTGGCTGCTAAGTCAGACCATACATCAGGCAGAGGTGTTGCTTTCGTAAGGACAGTTCCCCACGCACGTTGTAAGTCAAGCAACGCCCTCTCCCCTCAGTGCTAATGTTTCTAGCCCTGCGTAATGGTCTACGATCCTGTTTCAGTAAGACCGCCCCATATACCAAAGGCTTCGTTCTTAATTCCCCACTCTGCGCATTCAGCTTTGTGTGGACAAGAATTGCAGATGGACTTTGCCATCAGCCATCTCTACGGTGTTCATTGACCCATCGGCTTTTTCCGGAAACCAAAAGTCACCACCTACTTGTGCGCAAGAAGGGTTCTCATAGAACCTTGGCTCGCGCATACATTAACGAACCCAGATAGTCTCGCACTTATCTGCTGCACCCTTAGGTGCTGCGCACATATAACCCTGCCAAGGTCCACGTGCTGATGTACCAGTCTTAAATGACATCACTCCGTGCTTGCAGGTCTTAGTTCCTGGTTGATTAATCTATCATCGGTGGATTCATTGGTGTTGCTGCAACTGGTGTAGCATGTAGGGAACTGAGATTTGATTGCAGCAACTGCTGCTCCAGTGCTACCTGATAATTCTGATGCTGTTGATTTAATCAACGCAGATACCATTGATAGGTCAGTAAGACCTGTCTCAAGATCCTTTACATCTGATGCGTAAAGGTTGATAAGAGTTCCATCAGCTAACTTGTAGTTGATTTGGAACTTGGTGTTTTCATTTGCAGCCAATTTACTTTCCTCCGTTTGATTTGATATTGAGTCTTACAGATTCGTTACCGACAACCTTCGGAACAAACCCCAGAAGTTTCTCAACTTCTTTTGCGTCTACAGTCTCACGACCTTTGACTGTTGTCCAACTGATTTCAATGCCACTTTTGGTGACACCAGTGGAACCTTCTAGTGCAGCCTTGTATGTTTCTTTTTCTTTTTCAAGCTCTTTAATCTTGCCATCTAACTGTAAGTAGTGCAAGGCGTGCTTGTCAATCTCATCGTCCTCAATCACGACTTCACTAAGGACGATACGTTCTTTTAATAGACCTACGCATCCCATCTCTCCAGATGGATCATAGTATTGGCAGAAGTCTTTGCAGAAACTTGCTTCCTTCTCAGGAGCAGGGGCTTCTGTCATAGCCTTGACATTGGCCAGCCAGTGCAGCGCAGCCTCTGCCATAGTCTCATCGTATGGTTCAGTAAAGACTTTAATATCTTTCTCGCTACCATCACGAGCAATCGCTACTAGGTTTACTGTCTTAACATCAAAGCCATTCTTTGATAGCAAGTAACCATAGACCTGCACCTGCCAGCGCTGTTGATTGCTAGGAAAGTAACCAAGGTTCTTTACCTTAGATGTCTTCCAGTCAATGACTGCACCAGTTTCAGGTACGAATAAATCTACGTGTGCTTTCAGGTCGCCATAAGCAACTTCAGTCTCAACTAAATACTCTTTGCCTTCTGGGTCTAAGTGACAAATCGCTTCTTCAATAGCAGCGTGGATAGCAGTACCCATAATCGCTGCCAGCTTAGATTGATTCTCATTAGTCTCAGGTTGGCCGTTAAGTCTGTACCAAACCTTGCGCCGGCAACCACCAATCTCTGATGGACCTACCTCAGTCTGCTGACTTCTATCACGACTTGCATCTTTAGAATGCAGTACGTGCAGCAGTAATTCTTTTGGATCTGCTATCGCCATCTCTTATCATCTCTCCACTGCAACCAGGCATCAAACCCATAAGCGCTAACAAAACCTATGAGGAATGAGATGCCGCAATATGCAATTAACTCTTTCATTTATGCGCCCTCTCTTGTGTAACAACTTGTATTGGTGGACAGGTGTTGATGTCAAGTAAGGATGCAATCTCTACAGCCTTCTTAGCAACAACACTTGCCATTAACAACGTATTGTAATTCTTATGTGGCAAGGAATACAAGTACCCTAAGGCATAATTTCCACCTGAGCCTGCCGAAAATAATCCGCGCTCGGATGCGTTAAAGGACAAGTCCCCGCCGATAGAGAACATATTGCCGTTGAACCCAATAAGGAACGAGAAGTTCATCTCCTTGTTGTCTATCTCGTAGTTACCTTCTTTGAAAGCTGCCGAGATACTAGGCAGAATCTTTGCTCCCATAAACTGGGTCGGATGTTCACCACGATATAGCGGTGGTTTCCACGCATAAGCCAAGATGTCACCTGGCCGTGAGTCACCAGTAAGACCAAGCAGATACTTTCCGTTGCTCACAATCTTGGGTGTTTGTACTGAGATGATGCGCGAATCACCATCAGTGATCTGCGAATCGGCTGCCATTACTAAGAAATCGTTTCCTTGGATTCCTACGAGAGTTGTCATACTGGAGATAATATCACGGCGTGTCGTCCAATTCACATACTGGGCAAGATGATTATAATACGAGCCGTAAGGCGAGTTACAGTACGGCGGCCCTCACGGGCCGAGGAGTGTGAGAGGCAGGCTATGGTACTCCGTCTACCAACCCTGCGAAAATTCAGGTCTTGGCGTAACGCCTACAATGGCCTTCCTGAGCCTTTTGGGGCCGATATAAGGCCGTTAGGCCCAGTCCACGTATGTTCCTGTGGGTCACAGGTCTTTAGCGTCTTAGCATCCTTTGATGATTACGAGTTAGTCTGGTACTTCCTTGATGCTACCTGCGCTAGTTGTGGAAATCTAGTACGAGTTCCCTGCCCTCCAGATCGAGATGAAGCACAGACTCTCGGAGATTAACGAAGAGAATCGGACTGGTATATGCTCAGTCTGTGGCCCAACCAAAATCAAAACAAGGGATGCAAGAATGTCAACCCTTAAAAGCAAATACAGATGTTATGTCGTCTACCGCAGAAACGTTGTCAACAGCAGGTATCCGCACGCAGTACACAAGAAAGACTACTGTGAACACTGCAACTTCAAGCCAGTCCACTCTAGTCAGTTGGACGTTGACCACATTGACGGAGATAGGTATAACAACGACCCTGCTAACTTACAAACGCTCTGTGCAAACTGCCACCGACTCAAGACCCATCTAAGTGGGGATAGCAATTCAGGTATCTGGTAAAACAAAAAAAGGCCCCCACTCTCCGTAGAGAGCAGGGGCCGATAGCCTCGCAGTCAAACTTTATTTTTTAGTCATAGTCAATTCGTGCTTAGGGTTAGCCCAAGCGATAACTACTGGTACAACTGCAAGCCATAGAGCGTTAGCTGCGTGCTTCCAGTCAGCAGTGGTGAAGTCAAGTGGTGACTTACCGATGATAACGATTGCAGTAAATAGGTTTCCTACAACCCACTTAGCCCACATCTCTAATACTTTGTTATTGAACTTCATTGCTTCTCCTAGTCTTTGAACTTCGGGCTACCGAAGCCAACAAGAAAAACCTTTAACTTCTTTTTGTTATTGGTTTTATATGCGCGAACCTTCTGTGCTACTTCTCCACCATTGCGCTCTGATGAAGACTTCTTCTTAGTACCTGCGGTGTTACCTTCGATGGTAGTAACAGTGCCATCTCCGTTGTCCTTGACCACAATACCTACGTGGTCTATTGGATTGCCGCCTTCTTGAAAATCAAAGAATGCTAAGTCTCCTGGCTTTGGCTTGGCAGTTTCTGCATTAGACCAAGCGCCAGTTCCCTTGAACTTCTCAGCACCGAGGTGTGTGCTTACGACATTTGGGATCTTAAGACCAACCTGATGAGCGCACCACATAACAAAACTACCGCACCAAGGAAGAAAGTTTGCTTTAGTAAACGCACCATACTTCGTCTCATTATCCTTAGGTCCTTCTACTGTGCCAATCTCTTTGGTGGCAACTGCTAGAAAATCTGCACGCTGACTCATCAGACCTCCAGCTTTGTTTTGATTACTGCTTGGTTAATTTTTAATTCAACAACATCATTCTCAATGCGATCAATCGCATCCTTCATAGATTCGCCACCGTTGTTATACAACTGGTACTTGATTTTCTGTAGGTCTTCGCATATTGGAGTTATAGCAATCTCGATTGCTGTCTTAATAGCGTGATGAAATGCTCGAAACAAACCATATACAGTGGCTGTTCCTACAAAGAAATAGGCATAGACGATGCCTGACCAGTCTGCCGGTGACAAGGTTATCTCTCCTATGAAATCGTACGGATTGTGACTAGGAGTAACCCGCCAAATCCTGAGTAGCGTTTATCGGTTGGTGTTCTGTTGATGAAGTCTGTCTCTTCAATGATTCCTGTATAGACCTGACCAGTACGGAAGTCTTCAATCTTGACGGTATCGCCAGCAGATTCAACCTGCTGAATAGCACCAAGACGTAAGACAGCAGAACCATCTGAGCCTGCCTTGTTACCGAACTTGTCTGATTCTGAATCAAAGAGTGAGCAGGGATACTGGATAAGGTATTGACGTGGTACTGCAGGAAGTGCCTTTACCTGATAGCCAGTAAACTTAGGACCCTTAGTTGCATCTAAGGCTGTAGCGGTCAAACGAGAATTGGAAACCAACATATTGCTGCGCTCCCAGTGGGTATGCAATACCAATCTGGTCAACTGTCGTACCTTCTGCGTAGGTACCAAGACCGTACTCAACACCATTCTGGTCTACTGAAGATACAGTCAGCGCACCGTAGGTAGTATCAAACTTTGGTACAACATACTTAAAGATTTTATTTTCTACAGTGTTGTAACGGACATAACCAGTACGGATAGTGCCAGTCTCAATCAGGTTAGTTGCGTGCTGGATATAGATAGATCCGTTAGTTGCAGTCTTTTCTGTAGTGAAGATAAGCTGGTTTGTATTACCAGCAAATGCGCAGGCAGTGGTATGACGACCTGTTGTAGATGGGTCATACAAGTCCCAAGCGTAGGCATAGACCAAGTTAAAACTTACCTGCTGACCTAAGTTGATACGGGTCAATCCTGGGTTGCCATCTACGTTTGTTGCACACCAGAGGTACTTATCTCTGAAGGCTACGTCATAGACTGGTTGCTCTGAGTTAAAGATAAGTGGGCCGTAGGCAATGCTGCCATCGGTCTGTGAGACATCAGCAACGCGGCATCCAAGGCTGGTACCGATAGCCATACTGCCAAGGTAATACGCAATTCGATATACCTTCTCGCCTACTGGCATCTCTGCTGCAGTGATAGCACTGGTCAGAGTTGGCATAGCGCCTGAGGTATTGAGTGTGAACTTGTAGATGTTTGACTGGATACCAGAAAATGCTGATACATAGATTGCAGCACCGCTTGAGGTGATGCTCGTAAAGACTACATCTGAGTCTGGGTGGGTATATACAGCACTAGGTAGCGTAGTCGCACTGGTTGCAATCTCATAAATCTTGTTGTTAATTGCAGCTACGATACGTTCCTTGGTGTATTCAAGGACTGCGTTGGTGACTGTAATACCAGGTTGAGTAAACATCACAGTAGGTGCAGTAGATGAAGTATCAGTCAGTAACTTCTTATTGAACTCTAACTTACCTGATGCAACATCGTTAGTTACCCAGTAGGCATAGACTCCATCATCGCAGACTGCATATACTGGGTCATCAGTTCCTGATGTGTAATCTTGGAAGTGAGTAACTGTTCCATCTACTGCAATCTTGTCTAGGTCATAGCCATCGTGCAGCAAGATGCCATCTGTACCACTCCAACGAATAGAGCGTGTGAACTGGAATGGTCTGGTGTTAGTCTGGAATCCAGTAGTGATTGGGTGTGAACTTGTAAAGGTATCAGGAAGGAGAGTTACCTGTCCCTTAGTCCACACATCACAGCCCTTGCTGTAGGTGTACTGGAAGCGCAGTGATTCATCCTGTGCTGGTTCAAAGAACTTAATGCCTTGACCAAGGTGGAATGTTGACTGGCTGCGTAGCCACCAACCAGTGAGCGTCTGCTCACCAGGCTCACGGCTCTGGTCAATCTGCTGCTTGCGGTACTGAGCAGTGACATAGCGGTAAGGATTGTTGTCATCGTTAAGCAAGAAGAAAGGTTGTCCACCGATTGAGATGTCATACGCCACACCGTTTTGATAGTACGTCTGTTGGTTTTGTGGGTTAGATAACTTAACCGGAATACGATCTGTTATATCGTAATAGTGGTCAATAGTCACTCTTGCTCCTTAATGATTTTTGGTACGACAAAGAACCGCACGTTGTGCGGTTAGGGACAACAAGTATTACTTAGAGAGTGCTGCGATTTCGTCTGCGGTCAAGACCAAGAGCTGCGAGTTTAGCGCTGAGCAGATTCCTTAGCGGCTGCTGCTGCAGCCTTTGCTGCTTCCTCGTTCAGCACGTGCGTGCTTCTGCTTGTGCTGCTGCTGCTTCCATTTCTGCAATTTCAGCATCGGTCAGTTCGATTACTGTCTCGATTCCAGTCGTCGCAGTTGATTTCAATGCGAGTCGGGCGTGGTTGTGTCTGTCATTGTTTCCTCCTTAGATTAGATTCCGATGCCATAAGGTAGGCGGTTGAGTATTGGACGAAAGTTGCCAAGACATAGCGGACTAAACCAGATAGCAGTAATTGCCGCGGTAGTAGCCCGCAAAGACCTGCGCCCAATAAGATTAGCGTCGGCGGCTGTAGCGTTATCTTTCTGTAACGTGCATCCACGCTTACAGATTTATTATTACTGCGGATGCGTAATTTGGCATATAGATATCCATTATTTGCTGAACGTGCTTGGTGATGTATCCATTGACTGAACCAGCATAACGGGCATAGAATCTCCAGAAGCGGGAGTCGCACCATCTCCAGTATGAAGCCGACGAGCCTGTAACCGTTGAGTAGAGCCATTTATCTGGTATGCCACAGTTGGCTGTCGTGCTGTTGAAACCAATCCTAGCTGCGGTATTAGCAGTAGTTAAACCTCGTGGATACGCCAACTCCAAATCCGTATAAGTGCTTGGAATATGTAGTGAAGTCAATGCTAGAGCCCCACCTGCGCCGACTGTGCTGAGGAGGCGATAAGTGTGTATGTATTTGGCATAATTAGCTATCCAATCGTTAAGCGGCAGTTATGCCATGCAAGGTCAAGGTACTGCCAGCTAGTCATAGTTTCCTGAATTTGGAGTAAAACCTCCAATGAGTGTTGATTGCTGCTAGTGCTGCGCCATGATCCTTCGATGGCTGATACGTTAGCCCGACGATCCTGAGTGCTGCCACCGCGAGCCAACATTGTCTCATAGGTTGTGAGTGTTTTGCATAATTTTGTAAATGTAAAACTCCACATAACCTGATCGGCAGTTTGCGGTCATGAACCAACTTCTCCAGTCGTATATTGGTTATGAGTTCTGTCGGTCAACTTGCAGCTGCTTCCTGTCTCCGAGCAAGGCGTGTATGCCGAATGGTTTGACCCTGTATCGCCACTGAGCCGCATTCCTACTTGGATTCGCAACATTGTTGAACGTATGCATTAGCAGCCATTACGAACCAACACTGAGGTCTGTATAACTGTCCGCTAGGAATTGAACTGAAAGTATATGGAAGCCGCTGTGCGCTTCAGCAAGCGTAGTAGTCGCAATAGGCGTGTAAGTTTAGCTCCTGCTGCCAATTCAATCACACTTAGCCTTTTGGGATTGAGTTGTTAGATGATAAACGGAGTTTATGTTGTCAACATTATGCGCCTGCCTTTCTAAAGTTTAGGTTCGCAAATTATCTTACGCCGTAAAGGGCGAAGGTGGCTAGTATTGCGCAAAGCTGGATAAGATGACTAGAATGTTTCAAATCTAATGATCGTAACTCATGAGGTACTCATCGCACTGGTTTGTGTCCGTAATCTTGACGTCATCATTGCGCCGTCCTGATCACGTTGGCATCGCAACCCTGTAGACCGATGCAGTTTTGCATTTATTGAAGTTGATTCGCGTAATCCAGAATATCTACTAACGCAGGCTCGAACATATATTGCTTCCGCTGTCAGTTCAACTTCCCGGAATTAATGCGACCTATCGTATAGCGCATGCAGTTACCTGTCGCTACCGGCAGCCTGCTGCTGCTGCCGTTGCCAGTTGAAGCCTGTGCCCATGCGTAATTAGCAGAGCCGAGTGTCTGAATTGAGTATACGAAGTGGTATTATCTGGTCGCTGACGCGCCTTGTTGAGCGCAGACCGTAAACGACGAAATCTGCAAATGCTTATATGTGCTTGGGATTGAACTGAACGAAATCGTCGACTAGAACCACCTGCTCCGACTGTCACAGTTGCAATGGACTCGAAGGATGTGGCATGTAAGTGCTGGCTGTCTTGCAGAAGCCCAGATACCAAGGATAGGACTCAACGTTATATCTCCAATCACATACCAGGAATCGGTGTTCACTTTAACCGCACTTGCTGATGAGTATTGTACACGCAGCTTAGGCGCAGTTGATGTTGCACCGTTTGATGCAATCAGTCACGCCTGATCCTTGTGCAAATGACACCTGTCCTGCTCCGATTTGGATGATGTTGATTTGGCTTCCGATTGGATAGGCAACCGAGCTATTTGGGTGGGATGGTGTAGGTCTGAGCAGATGCGTTGCTTGCTGTCACAAGTGTGTTGTTAGCATCTGTTAAGACAAAGGTGTATGTAGTACCAGTCTGTGCGTTAAGTGTCAGCGCCGTTGATGGGCTGACTGCTACCGCCTACGATATAAACGCCATTAGTTGCCTTCCGATCCGAACGCGCTAAATGATGTGTTACCCGTAGTTGAGTAGACCGTAATAACATCTGTATTAGCCAAAGTTAATCCACCTTGTATTGAGTAGACTGCACCTGCTGCAAGTGGTACGCCGTATGCAATGTAGTGCTGGTTAGCCAAGGTTGCACCCGATGGGCGTACTGCAATACGGATTGTATCCTGTGTGCCGCCAATATTAGAAGCGTTCAGCGTAGAGACAATCGTTGCACTACTTGCTGTACAGCAGCGTAGTGGCAGTTGCAGCGCTAGGCGCTGACTGCGCTAGGACTTTATATGTTGGCATTAGGATAGATCCCCAATCACGGTGAAGTTATTACTTGATGTACAAATAATTGTTGCTGCAGAATACTGAGCGCGTAACTTAGGAGCAGTTGCAGTAGCACCAGTTGAGGTAATCACTGTAGTTCCATCACTTGCGATAGTGACCTGTCCTGCGCCAATCTGCTGAATGTTAATCTGCTGGCCTGTAGTAAAGACACCGTTAGGGATTGTCACAGTAATCGCACTTGCGTTTGAGCAAGTGACCAAACTTGTTGACATCTCCTGATACAAGAGTGTAGGTAGTACCAGTCTGAGCATTGAAGGTTAGGTCAAGTGTTGGCACTGCAACTGTTGCCCACTTAACACCAAGAGTCTGTGTTGAGTCTGCTGTAAGAACTGTGTTGTTAGCACCTACTGCAAGGCGTGCTGCCACTCCTGAAGATTGACCTGCAAGCAAGTCACCTTTTGCTGTGATAAGGCTTGGCAAGATAGATGCGTAGCCAAGTGATGTCCAGACTGCAGAGCCTGTACCAATCTTGAACTTACCAGTATCTGTCTCAAAAGCAATCTCACCTGCTGCAAGCGTTGGGTTTGCTGCAGTCAGCGCTGCTGCTGTATCTCTACGCATCTGCACTTGGTTAGAGTTACCATCAAGTGTTGGTGTAGTTCCGATTGCAGAGTTTGACTGAATCATATTGTTGAACCAGTTAAGGTCACTACTAGAGAGTACGTGCTGGATTGTCGCCCCTGCTGAGTGTGTTACTGCAGATGATCCTGCTTGTCCTCTAGTAATGGTAAGTACGTCACCAGTGCGTGCTGTGACATACATAATCTCTTCATTGATGGTATCTACGTCAATAGCGATAGTGAAGATGTCACCAGCAGTGAGGGTGATTCCACCAAGCAGGGAAGCACCAGTACCAGCAGCAACAGTCAGTGATGTCGCTACTGAGTTGATAGTAGTAGCCAGAGTCGTGTCTTGGCTGATGGAGCTGTATTTGCGTACTGTCATTTAGGCTACCTTACTTAGTGTAATGAACGCGAATTGGGAAGCGGTCTTGTAGTTTGTTGGATTCTTCTTGCAGACGTTGTTGGTATAACGCGAAGATATATTTAGATGCAGAAGCACCAGCAGTTGAAGGCAACTTGGCATCGTTTATATCTGCTTCTGCTGATGAAAGGTTAATACGTCCCGTATCAAGATACGAGAGTAGTCTGTACGAAGCTCCAAATGTAACAACGTCTCTTGACGACTCCGGTAAGCCTGTAACAGTAGCAAAGTCGTCAGTACCGTTAGTGAGCGTATTTGGGATAGTGGAATAATAGACTTGGACTGTACGACCAGGGACAATCTTTTCATAGATGTTCACCGTCTTTGTAGTGTTAAAGGCTGGCACGTTTGCCATCCTGTCAATACGCCAGTGGTTTACTGGTAGCCATTCTTTAGATGGACCAGGTGTTTGCCAAGAGATGTACAAAACATCTCGTGCATCATCAGGTAGTGGGTATGCAATCTGTGCTGCGTTAAAGGTAAAGGTTGTGTGTCCTACTGCAAAGAGTTTAGGATAAAGCGAGTTGATAGTGTCGTTGATTGCCTTCTTGACGTTGACCTTTGGGAAGGTTGGAGTCAAGGTAACTTGAGCATTCTGTGCGTGTGGAGATGGAGTAGTTCCTGAATATCCTCGACCAAATCCTGGGATAACATTCAGAGTATTGTTGGTGCGGTCAAAGGTGTTAATCCAGAGTAACTCTTCGTCAATCTCAATAACACCTTTTGCCAAGTTCTCAGATGAGCCAATGACAACAGATAGGTCGGTTGCGTTAATGGCAGTAGCAAGATTCGTAATACGATCTTGACGCAAGGTATAACCAGCAAGGCTGCCTCTTACCTCATCAACCATCTGAGCGAATGTGTAGCTCATCTATTTTTCTCCTATAGAACTGGACGTTACTTTGTAAACGTTCATCGTTTGGTGAAATCGCAACTGCTCTCTCACCGTGCTTGAGTGCTGTCTTAAAATCTCCTAGTTGCCACGCACTCACTGCAACTAAGTCATCTGCCATATGGCCCCAAGCCCAGTTTTCTGCAAGGAACTCCATAGGCTTTGTGTCAAAATCAAGCGCTCGCTTTGCCACCATATGGCAAGGCTCCCAGTCCTTTTCCATATAGTAATAATTTGCAAGCGCTAAATATGATTCTCTACTAGGCCACTCTTCAGTAGATTTCAAGAACCACTCTTCTGCATTCTTTGGTTCAGCTTGTGCCAGTATTCGACAGGCTGCACTGCGTTCCTGCTTGAAGATTGATAGCTCTAAATACTTCTTAAGATTCTCTGCGCACTTGTCGTACTGTTTATAGTACGACTGCTCTCTACCAAGGTAGTACAAGTTTCTAGCGTCAGGGTTTTCTTTGACTGCCATCTCTAGTAACGGTAGGTACTGAGCGCTAGACTGTACTCTTTGTTTTGGTGATGGTGTATCTCAAAGCCTTCTATGTACTCAGACTTCTCTTCACCTTCACCGTACCAGTAAGGTACTTCGTGTATTGGGTAATGCCATCTGACATTAAATCTGCGATGTACCTTAAACCCATTGAACTCACTGGCTACAGAACCATCTGCATTGAATGCTTCTATGCGCCTGATATGATGGTCTATCTATTCCTAGTGCGTGGGCTTTCGCTAGTGCATCCTTCCAGCCAGGTGCTAGGACTTCATCTACATCTAAGGCTATACAGTAATCAACATCTTCTGGTACTGACTACCAGTGACGCATTTCTCGCGTCATCAAACCTAAAGGGATTGAGAGCGATTTGATGCACCGTGATACCAAGATTTCTAGCAACGGCAACTGTGTTATCTGTTGATCCTGTGTCTGTAAGGATGTGGTAGTCGGCATCTCTTGATGACTCATACCAGCGTTCAACGTGCTTCTCCTCATTCTTACAGATTGTGTATACAGCTATTTTCATAGCTTTATTCTACAGGCAAGGTATCCAAATCAGTCTGTGCTGTAAGTTCATACTCGCCCTGCCCGCAAACATTGCACTTGGTCACAATTTGAGCATCGTCAGCGTTGCGAGTCTCGATGTAGTAATGACCGCAGCAAGATGAATTGTATTCGTATCTGATAGCCATTAGTTCTCCTCATAGTAAAGATAATACAACGCCGTTACCGCCTGAGCCAGCAGTACCTAATGTGGAAGCACCGCCACCACCACCACCGCCAGCGCCGCCGTTACCGCCATTGTTTGCGCTGGCATTTGAGCCAGTCGGCTGTATATCCCGCGCCTCCACCACCGCCAAAAGTAATTCCTGTTCCTGATGACCTAGTACCGCCAGCATAGAAATCGCCTGTGCCGCCAGCACCGCCTGTGCCTGTTCCTGATGTACCTGCTGCACCACCACCGCCGCAGATAAGTCCACGAGCAGCAGAACCACCAGTTTGAGTGCCAGTTACCGCACTTGCACCATTAGCACCGCCGCTTGAAACTCCTGCAACACCATTGGCTGATGCATAGCCAATTACCAGACGATGGCGCACCAGTATATGAAATAGTAGAATGTCACTGTTTGATTGGGTGTAGTTGCTCCGCCACCTGCACCGCCAAGAAAAGCAGAAGTTCCACCTGACCCACCGCCAGCCATCACCATTCCGTAAATGGATGAACCACCATTAGCACCAGCAGCAGCAGTATTTGTTCCAGTACCACCTGCTCCGACAGTTACAGTATTGGTTGCATAAGTCCAACCAGCAGAATAGCCACCTGCTCCACCGCCACCGCCACCGCCTGTGGTCTGTGTGCTTCCTGCACCACCGCCGCCGATGACTATTGCATATACTCGGTTGATACCAGTTGGGATCGTGACAGATGAAGTTCCTGTTGCAGAGATTGTTTGTTGCAACTTGAGTCCGTAAGGAGAATCAGTAAAAGATGAATTTGAATATATCGTTGAACTCATAATTGCTCCTTAGTAAAAAGGTAAAGGATTCCTGCGCCGCCAGCGCCACCTGTATTATTACTACCACCACCGCCACCACCACCGCCTGCGCCGCCAGCGCCACCAGTAGTACCTGAGGCATTTGAACCATTACCAGCAACTCCTGCGCCACCACCGCCAGCACCGTTAGTGTTTGTGCCAGTTGAACCAGTCCCGCCTGTCGTAACCGCACCAGTGAGGATATTGATTCCGTTGCCGCCGTTGCCACCTGTACGAGTTCCTGTGGTTGCAGTAGCAGCACCGCCGCCACCTGCTGCTAAACCGTTTCCGCCAGCACCGCCAGTATTTGTTCCTGAACCAGCGCCAGTTGAATTACCAGCGCCACCGCCAGAAATACCATCTCCGCCAGCGCCACCAGTAGTACCGTTTGTTGTGCTATTACCACCACCACCAGCACCAGAACCGCTATTGCCTTTGGCTGCAGTTCCACCAGAAGTGCCACCAGGTATTCCCCAATAGTTTGTTCCACCCGCGCCAGCACCACCACCGCCACTTCCTAATGAACCACCTGCTCCGCCAGTTGCACCGCCGCCTGCAATTATATTTCCATATCGGGTATAGTTACCTGCAGTAGTAGAAGTACCACCAGAGCCAACAATGCAACTAGATGTAGCGAGCGTCCAGCCCCAAGCGATACCACCAGCACCGCCACCGCGACCATCGGTGTTACCACCAGCACCGCCACCTACTGCAATGGCATATACAAAAGTAACTCCAGCAGGAATTGTTACTGATGTGGTTCCAGCATTGATTGTTTGTTGTAAGCGCAAGCCGTAAGGCAGAACAAAATGTGTGTTAGTCCAAGGCGTGTAGTTACCGCCTTGCATACTATTGCGAACTGGTCTCACCTGATGAGCTCCTGCGTGTTGGGTTAGCCATTTACAAGCACCTCGCGTGATTCCAGATAAGGATAATAGTTACAGTTATCAGATAAGCAGCAAGCCACTTCATTAGCTGATGCGATTCACATATCCCGAGATCGTAATAACCGAAGCGGTTGCAGCAAAAGCATAGACAGTATTTGCAGCAGAACCTGTGCCTGTCAATGGCAAGCCAGCGACAATGAGAACATCGCCTGACTGTGGTGCAAGGGTGATTGGCTTAGCGTGTTGTACCGCGCCTGTGCCACCAAACTGAACTGTGAGCAATACTGGAGATGTTGAAGTGTTGTTTGCGTATAACCAGATTTCGTCAATGGTTGATGATGAAGTACCTGTTGCGTGGATAGTTGTACCAGTTGATGCAGTCTGAACAACTGTGATTGGCTGACCCTGTGTTGAGCCTGAAAGAAGAGTCTTAGTAAAAGTTGCCATTGTTTTATCCTATCCGAAAACTTGATTTGCAAGAATTGGTTGATCGTTACTTTCAGCAAATGAAAGATTTGCAGATGTTGATGTACCAGAATTTACTATAGGAGCAACTACTGCAATTACTCCTGATGAACCTGTGGCACCAGTTGCGCCTGTAGCACCAGTCGCACCAGTAGCGCCAGTAGCGCCTGTTGCACCTGTTGCACCAGTTGGACCTATTGGTCCTGTTGCTCCAGTGGCACCAGTCATCTCCTGTTGCTCCTGTTGGTCCTGTAGGTCCTGTATTTCCCGTAGGTCCTGTAGGTCCGGTATCACCAGTTGGTCCAGTTCCGCCAGTAGCTCCTTGAGGTCCAGTTGGCCCTGTCGCTCCCGTTGCGCCTGTGCTTCCAGTATTACCTGTAGGTCCAGTCGGTCCTTGTGCACCTGTTGCTCCTGTCGCTCCCTGTGGCCCTGTTGGTCCAGTTGGTCCAGTTGGACCAGGTACGGTTGATGCCGCTCCTGTGGCTCCTGTAGGCCCTGTAGGGCCTGTAGCGCCAGTTGGACCTGTAGGTCCAGGTACTGTGCTTGCAGCGCCTGTAGCGCCCGTAGGACCCGTAGGACCTGTACTTCCTGTCGCACCTGTGGCACCCGTAGGTCCTGTAGGACCTTGAGCGCCTGTTGGTCCTTGCGCTCCAGTAGGTAAACCTAGATTAAGAACTTGGTTAGGAGATGTTCCTGTGATACTAGCAGTTGCAGTTGTTGAACCTGTGACGGTTCCGATTGTAAGAGTGTTAGCAGGACCTGTTGGGCCAGTATTACCAGGCGTTCCTTGTGGTCCTTGATCTGCCGAAAACACCACAGAAGTCTGTGGCGAAGCAGATTCGATAATAACTAAAGTCTCTGTATTGACACCAGGAATGGTGACAGTAGTAGTGACTGGATTAACTATGATGATTGTCATCGCTCATACAGTAACGCCTGCTGTCACGATAAATTGACCTTCAAGAATGCGAGTAATAACTGAGCCTGAATTTAACACTATGTCGTAGAGCATACGGCTCTGCTCTCATAGCTGGTATCTACTGCAGATAATGTAACGGTGATGCGACCATTAGGTGCATCAACTGTAATCTTTCCGTTTGCTATTGGTGGCAACAAGAGTTGTACTGGTTGCTCCAGGAAATGGGCGTACTGTCATAGTGACGCCGTAGTTGGTAAGATTCCAAGGAGTACCGTCTTCTAGCTATCTGGAATTGAAAAACAAATGTAGTTGATTGCGGCACTACTAAGTTGTAGGTAGCAGGAGAAGCCATTAGTTAGCCACCTCGCGTAGCGCTGCTGCTGGTTCTAGCTGAGTAGTACCAGCGATTGAGTTGCAGACACCTGCAACGTCTAACATTAACTTGCGGTCTGTTACTCCGTTGATGTAGTTCAGTACACCTACTAGGTCAGTAACTTGTCCACCAAGTGCATACACTTCTTGCTGCAGCCCAAGCCTGAGCAGCACCTGCCTGATCTTTGTAATCTTGGCATAGCGGGATAGGTGCCACCGTTAGCAAGACGGTTTAATTCATCGTTGAGTGTTGACCCATATACTCCGTATGACACCTATTACCTCACTTCTTCTTTTTGCTGCTGCTGCGTTGTCCACCAAGTTTGGATATGGACGACCTGCTGCCTTTGCTTTAGCCATAGCAGATTTCTTTTGTGCAGGGTTAACTTCTTAGAAGTCTTATTAGGATTCTTTGTATCCCAAAATTTCTTTGTCTTCATTTCTTCTTCCCCTTGTTTCTAGCAGAGATTGCGGCTGCTTTCTTCTTTGCATCTGCTTTACTAGATGCGCCCCACGCTTGGAGTGATAACAACAAACGAGTTGGTTCTCCATTAGGCTTACGCTCTGGTCCTGCAGCGTTACCCATACGAGCAAGGAAACTTGCTCTACGTGGATTGTCCCCAGACTTTACTGGCGGCTTAAGGTTACTGCCTTGTGCCTTAGCACTAGCACGACCTTTAGCATTGAGGCCACCCTTTGGGTTCTGCCCTTCCTTACGTTGCCACGCTGGAGTCTTTGCCATTGTTATCCCATCTTCTTTCGCATACCCTTAACTTTCTTCAAGTTAGGATTTGCCTTAACTGCTGCTGGAGATGCTTTCCTCGCACCCGCAGCAAGAATTGCACCCGCACGTTCCTTTGAGACACCTTGCTTCGCAGCAATCTTTGCCTGCACTGCCTTGAATCCTGGATGAGCTTTCTTCATTCTGCTTCACTCTTTTCCTTAAGTTCATTGATGTATCCCATTTCGTTTGCCGGAGCACCCGTCTCAATGTCATCGTATGTTGCATAACCGCATCCGCATACTGCACACATATTACTTACCTACCGATTTCTTACCGTGAGCAAAACGTTGCTTTATTGCCCTTGGTCATAACTGTCTGTCCACCTGCAGGCATTGAAGGAGTGATGCCACCCTTGCTTACTCTGTCGAATGGAACAAAGTCAGTTGATTGCGCTTTGTCGCCTTTATCTGCCATTTGTTTCTCCTTGTTTATAGAGCGTTGCCATTGAAGGCAACACCTGTGTCGTTGCTGAGTCGGACTGCAGCATCAATATCCTTTGCTTAGTGGATACTGGTTCGATTCCCTGACGGATCGCGTCATAATAGGAACCTAATTCTCTATCGTGTTGCTTGGCTGTTGGGATGCCATCAATTGCGTAAGCTGTTCCTACTGAGAGTTGCAGATTACCTACCTTGCAACCGAAAGCATCCTTCTACATAGTTCTGGATGTTCTGATCCGAGTAGGTTCATACGATTGGACTCACATAATCTCCGTAGCCATTAGCAATCAGAAATGCTGCTTGCTGCATCTGTAATAACCTGCTGGTGTCCACCTAAGATGTACCAGTCTGCATCAGCGAGTGTGTTCTGATATGGATACAAGGTTGTTTCAATAACTCCATCTTTGACAATAATGGTAACACCACGAGCGATGTCAGTAAGGAATGGGTTAATGGTTCCTGTTGATGTACCACCTGCAATACGGCGCTGTGATAAGCGTGTGTACTTATCTGGCCAAGGTTGGTTTGCTCCCCAGGTCTGATACTCCCAAGGTGTTGTTGCCATATATGCCATTAGTTCTCCTTAGTGAACTTACTGATGAGGCTAGGAGTTTCCCTAGCCTGCCACCCGTCAATCAACTAAAGTTGATTATCCGTTTGTCGCTGCAGTCTGGATCTGATAAAGAGCCGCTGTACGAAGGATGTTGAAGCCACCGAAGTAGTACCAACCAATGGTGTGGTAACGGCGGAGGGCGTCAATTTGAGGACCGACAACTGTTGAGATGTCCTGTCCTTGTGCTTCAGCAAGTGCTTCACGACCAGCAATAATCGCCTTGTAGACGTTTACTGAACCTGAGTTTGCTGCGTATGGAACACGAGGTGTTTCCACAACGAATGCACCTTCAATAACGCCAACTGCACCAGCCACGAATGGTGTGCGGTCTACGTACTGGGTGAGTCCTTGGAATCCACCAGTACCAGTTTCAGCACGGAGGTCGGCTGTCTGACGTGGGTGGAGGTATGCAGCGTAGAGTTCGCCGATACGTGGAAGAGCCTTGTTTGTACGAAGCTCAGTTACTGCTTCACGGATGTCCTGAACAGACATCTTCATTGAAGAAGTGATTGTGTTGGTTGATGTTGCTGTTCCTGCGTAGATAATGTTAGTACCTGAAGTAAGAACTGAAGCAACTACAGCATCAATAGAGTCTGCAGCGTTGTAAGCGATGATGTCAGCAAGAGCTGTGTCAACATCGTTGAAAGAAGTTAGGTTCAACTTCTTTGTGGTTGTTACGGCTGAGCCGTATTCGTTGAGGGTTACAGTAATCTGGTTTGGATTACCGAGAGCAATAGAGGAAACGTCAGATGTTTCTGTCAAAGTCGTTGTCGCCTGAGCGAGGTCTGAGTAGATTGAGAATACAACTGATGAACCTGGCATTGCTTGCTGTACCGGCTTAACGTCTGCTAGAGCACGCATTACAGGAATGCTACGAAGTGCCATACGAACGTACTGATCATACGCTGTTTGTACTAGGTTGCTAATCGCAGATGTACCGGTGAGTGTACCACCTGGAACTGCCATTTAGGTTATGCCTTTCGGTTGTTAGTTAGAGTCCAGACTGTCTAATTACTTCATCCAACTCTTCTTTGCTGTTAGCGTTTAGCAACTTACGCATAATGTCATCGTGAGAATCAGGAGTTAAACCCTGCTCTGTAACACTATTCATACGCTTATACGCTGCAGCTTGAGCTGGATCAACGACAGGCTGGTTGGATTCAGTGGGCGTGAAATCCGAAAACGTCTCCGTTATCGTCTAGCCACTTAGACAAAGACTCCTCAGTTGGGTCTAAGTCCGATGGAATAAACTTGGCAATCTTGCCATTTACTCCGCGAGATTCGAGGACATCTTTAATTGCTCGTTCTCTCTGTGCTTTGGAAAGCCCTTCAAACTTCTCACGAAGTTCCTGAAGTTCTTTATCCTTCTGCTTTGCTGCTTTACGCAGTTGTTTGACGAGATCATTATTCTGATTTGACTCCGTTGTGAAGTCGTCATCGTCATCCTCGTACTCGTAATTGGACATAGTCCATCTCCCATTCTTCATTAGTTGAAATCGCAGGCCTCATATAACTCTGGGGATTGTTATATGGCTCCTACTACCGGTATTTTATCTCTCCATCAGTCCGGTCTTCTGATGGCAGGCTTATTTAGTATTGACCAACTTGGCCAAATGATTGACCGTATCTAGCACGGTCACGGTCTAGTGCACCAACTCCTGATGAACCACTAAACGCTGCTTCTTCTAAAGACTTTAATCTTTTGCGGCGCTCTGCTGCATTAGCAGCACCTTGTGTACCAAAGACCTCTGCTTCCGCAGTCTGTTGTGTATAAGGTCCTTCTTTGTAAATGTCAGCAAGTTGAGTAGCGCGTGGAAGGATTTCAGCAATAGTTGTATAACCTTGCTGTGCTTGTTCCTTAGTAATACCTTGTCCTGCAAGAGATTCTGCAGTTCCACCTTGTGCCTGTAGACCTTGAGCAAGTGCAGCTCCACCAATCTCAGCAGCAGCTCACCTTACGCTTAATATTGGCCAAAGCGTTCTGTGGGTCAAGTGTATAAGCAAGAATATCTGCATTGCTTAAATCTGGGTAGAATTGACGTAGCGCTCTTAATACTTCTGGATTGGTATTAAGTACACGCTGTTGTGCTGTAGCAATACGGTCTTCTAACTCTGATGCTGAAACATCGTTAGCAAGAAGTTTCTGAAATCCTGCTTGTGTTCCGATTGCATCTTTACTGTAATAGGTTGCAGGTAATCCATAGTTACGCATAATGTTCTGATACTGGTCTTCAAGACCAACGTATTCTGCTGGAGTTAGCGCTCTTAGACCAGCTTTAATGCGGTCTTGGTTTGCAGCAAAACGTTGTTGATATGCCTTGGTATTCTGTAGTTCAATGGCAAACTGAGATGGAGATACATTTGATTGTAAAAGATATTTCACTTCTTCTACAAGACTACCTAATCCATATTTACTGAACTCGTTATAAAGAATATCGTAAGCAGATTGACGGTCACGGCGTGCTGCGTCTTCCTGCAGCTTTGATTTGTTGGTCTGAAGTAAGAGGTCATCCAGACGTTGGATCCAGCTTGGTAGTGGTTGGACTAGTAGGCCAGTTGGAGTTGTAGGTCCTGCAGGACCTGTTGCAAATTCACCAGTTTCAGTTAAACGTGTTGGGGTATAAACAGGTGCACCAACATTAGATGCTTCTTCAGCCTGCGCGAAATACCACGAGTAGCAGAGAGTAGGTGCTTTAGGCCTGCAGTTGTAGCAGCAGCTGTTAGGCGCTTGGCAGTTACTTTGAACCGGTTAATGGGTCTGCTAAGGGGTAACTGGGTCTGGTGTATATTTACCTGTTAATGGATCGTATGCCATCTTTACCCCATAAATCCAAAGTCTCGAAGTACAGTTCTAGCAACATCTGATGCTTCTTCTTTTGCCTGACTCTGTATACTGCCAACGGTTATCTTTACGCAGCGCTCGCTGGTATTCGTATAAAGACATTTCTTTATCTGGTCCAATCGCCATACGTAAAGTTGGGTCATCAAGAGTGATGCTATTTGGGTTGATTTCCAAAGTCTGAGCAAGGATGCTTTTATATGGAGAGTAAACTGTTGATAGGTCTACGCCTGATGCTACAAGTTTCTTTACCTGGTCTGGCATACCAAGAGCAGCGGTTTCTCTAATAGTATTTTTGATTGCATCAATTTTTTCGCCAGACTTAATACGCTCTTCAAAGTTTGCTATTTGGTCTGCATTAAGTGCAATGCCATTAGCAAGGGCTGTCTTCATTAAATCTTGTCGAGTAGACTCTGCTGCGCTCGCTTCCGCAGTGGCTTTCTTTGCCTTGATAGCGCCAAGTTCTGCAGCAAATTTCTTGTCCTTTTGAATAAGGTCAATAAGGAACTGCTCTTCATCAAGACCGCCGCTAACGGTTGCTGTAAGCACACCATTCTTGGTTACATACTGGGTCTTCTTAGCTGCTTTCTTTTGAGCACTGGTTAATTTATCACCAAGATATGCAACCTCTTCAGGCGTTGCTTCACGGCCTAGTAACTTGGTAGTTAAATCCTGAACTACTCCAGCAATTTTAGTTGGGTCCCAGATTGAAATATCTTGGCGTACAGAAGGCTGTGTTGATGCAGCACCTGCTGCTGGTACAGCTTCTTGTACAAGATAATCACGAACAGTAAAGTCTTTGCCAAGTTTTGCAGACTGAAGACTTGCTGCCTGAGCAGCGGCTGCATAAGCATTAACCAAGGCATCTGAATATTTACCAGTAGTTGATACCTTGAATCCAGCATTCTTGAGAAGTGTTGCCAATTCCTTACGCTGTGCTGTAGTCATATTGTAAATTGCTACAGCAGTAGGGTCTGTTGTTCCCCTTGTCTGGGTTCCAGACACACCTGCGTATGGGTCTGGAGTGGATGAAGACATAGAAGACCCACTAGGTATGGAATCAGTTTTCCAGTTGTTGTAAAACGCTGGTGTGTCTGCCAATTTAGTCTCCAATTAGTCTTGAGAAAAGAACATTGTAAGCATCTTCAGCATTTGCATTCTTTGCTGCGATTGCTAAAAGTTCTGTTTTAACATTTTGCTTGAGCAAATCTTTGTATGCTGCAGCGCTCCCGCTTGAGCCAACTACAAGATCACGTGTATAGACATAGTTGTCATAGATTTGTGACATTTGCTTAATGGCATCAAAAGCCTGTGGGTCAGCCTTGCGTGCTTCGGCACCCTTTTGGTCAATCATATTCTGCAGGTCTTGATACGCTGTTTGACGTGCTCGCTGACGCTCTGCTCCAGAACCTAGTTCTGCTTGAAGCGCTGGGCGTGCTCCCTTAAACTGCTTTGACCAAGTATCCCACTGAAGTTTTAATTGAGTCTTCTGAGCATCGTTATATGTTTTTGCAAGTTCAGCTTCGTAAGAATCCTTCTGGTCATAATAGAACTGCACATCACGTGCTGACTGAGTATCCTGTAAGAAGTTATCAATAGTCTTGCTGTATTTAATACCAGACTTAAATAGCAAACAGTATGCGTCAAAGTCAAAGTCTCCGACCTTTGGCATCAAGAATGGAGCACCTTGTGGGAACTCTTTAATCAAACTTGCGTTCTTATCAAGCCACTTTGTAGTTGTATTTACTGCACGAACTACCGGTACTACGTTGTCGTCAGATTCAGAAACTGTGTATGGCATCTGGTCTGGATATAAACGTAACCATTCGCCCATAGCCTTATCAAGACTACCGTTGTACTGGTTAATAAGATTGTTAAATACCTGCTTAAAGTTTACGCTGATTTGTCTCGTAGCCCAGTCAGCCATCTCTGACTTCAAGTGTTACCTGTGGTGATGCTGGCGCAAAGAAACCAAAGATAAAGCGTGTAGCCAAAATGCTGATAGTTGCAGCACGCAATCTTGTCTTTGTAAGCCTGCATTTCACCAGGTGATGGTGGAATCCACTCTACCTGTTTGTGGGTCAAAGGTTGGCTTTACACCGTGACCTGTAGCCTCAAGGTATGTAGCAGCCTTACGGAATGCTGATGCGTACTGAGATTGACGTTCATCGCGGTTTAGAGTAGCCAAGAAACGTGATACGTGCGCTGGGAAAATAGCATTAATCATTGGTTGATCTTGAGCGTATGTTCCAAGAACAACTTTCTCGTACTTATCAAGTGCAGGTACTGCATTAAATACGAACTTCATTGGAACTGCTGCTACTGGACCAGCAAATGTTGGGAACAATGAGTCCGGGTTCATTGATGGTGTAAGCATATTGAGCTTTCCACCAAACTCTACTGGCATTGGAGCCTTAAATGCTTCTGGTGCACCAAAAACCTGTGCAACATTGTTCATTACTTCGTATACAGGAGTTAATCCTGGGTAGAAGAAGTACTGAATCTCCATTATCATCCTGTCTGTACAAAACCAGAATGTGTAATTCCTTCGTATGTAAGAGACAAACGTGCGGATAGATTCTGGGTTGTACCGCACTGTGCGATAAACACGGCGATAGAAGTCTTCAGTTGCACGGTAGAATCGAGCAAAGTTACGGCTTGCCATAGCCAACTGGCTACGAACAGCAGGGTTATCTACGAAAGCAAGGACGCGATTCTTAGCAAGTTCTTCTGTAAGAGCAACAATTTCTTTCTTAGCGTTAGCAATTCCTGCTTTAAGAGCATCTCCTTCAAGTCCTGCAGTAAGAGCATCTGTTAAACGCTTTTCAAGACCTGATTCTGCTATCTCTTTACGAACACGAATCATCTCATTAATAACAATAGGCTCACGAGAGAAGCGAGCATTAGCCTCACCCATCGCATCCCAAGCACGATCAGTAAGACTTGCTGCAAAGTTACCTGTATCTGATACCGGAACGAGCGTAGGACCAGAGATAAACTCTGGAGTTAAATCTGTACTCATACGGTCTGGTAAGTCTTCAAGGCTAAGATTCTTAGCTGAGACTACATATTCACCATCATCGCCATAGTGTACGAACCTTTGCAAGAAGGTCTATAGTTGATTTCACCATCGCGCTTTGAATAAAGGTTACGAATTGCATCGTATGCACGTTCTTAGCGTGGACATTAATGTTGCCACCGACTGATTCATCGTATAACTGAAAACGATTGCGTTGTAATGGAGTTAAGTTGCGTAGGTATTCCTGCATTGCTGCAAGAGCCTTTGGTTCATCATCAAGGTGCTTTACTGCAATCTGAGCAAGTTCATCTGTAGATGAAACGCCTAGTTGTACAAGCCAAGAAATACGATTCTGTTGGTTTGCTACTGGGTTAAATTGAGTAAATGCTGAATCGCCTATAGCCTGTTTGTAAGCAACGCCATCAATTTCAACTGCAGCCATCTTGCCATAACTTAGTAACATCACTGCTAACTTCTAAAAATTGGTCTACCACCACGAAGCCCGTTCTTTCCACCTTCTGAAATAGCATGAAGTGTGTCATCAAGGTTTCCATACTTGTGCAATTTCTGCAAGATACTCAGAACCTTCTGGATCTACAGCGTGACCAATACCATCGTCTAGTACAGCATCTGCCATAACTTGTACGCACATCATTAGTTGACTGTGCTTCTCTTACTTTAACAGCATACTTCTTAAGGTCTTGACGGCGTACAAGCTTATTAAGAACTCCTACTTCGCCAGCTTCAAGGTCTAAAGTAAGGGCTTTCTTGCCGTACAGTTTGAAGAGTATCTTCACCTGCTAATACCTTTGGCAAGACGTAAGCGTGTAGAGAATGCACGTCCTTTGACAATTCCCCAAGGAGAATCACCTACTGCAAGGTGCATCATTAAATCTTCTGTTGCGTTACGCACAGCAAAACGAGGACCAGCAAGGGTTCCAATAACCCAACCTGATAGTAACTTTATCCAACCCATCTTTGATGAGATAGGCCTAAGCATCTTATTGATAATGCCTGAGCGCACAGTCAATCTATCTAGGTCTACTACAGATGGAACTGCAATACCAGATGAAAGTTGATATGGGAACAAAGCAAGTTGTTGTTCACCAAATTGTGCAGGATTACCTTTGTTAACTCCGTTAACTACAATATCTGCAGCATATATTCTTTTCAAGACCGCGTCCTGCAAACTGGTCCATATAGAAGCGCCAGCCTTAGATTTAGATACGCCACGAATTTCAGCGACTGTATTCCAAAGTCCTGTAAAGATTTGCTTGCGTTGACCTTCAGATCCTGCAGCAAAAGCCTCAGCAATCATCTTGCTGTGATAACGAGAGTTAGCAAGACGAGCCACTCGATATACTTGAGTAGCAGCATCTGGTGACATTACATCAAAGAAACCATCCATGAAATATGGGATGGTTGTAAACTTAGCAGCAAAGCGGTCAATACGTCCTTGAATCATATCAAGTGGCATACGAAATGCACCGGTCAGGACCTTTAGCCTTAGATATAAATGCTTCATATCCAGCAATACGTGATGGGTCACTAATAAGACCTGTTGTTATGTCAGCATATTCTGGCTCTGAACCATACAAGGCTTGAACAATCTTGCGTCCAGATTTGTCAATATCAATTACTTTATCTGCTGCTGTATATAAAGCAATACGTGCTTTACGTGCAGCGTCAAGGCGTGGAATCAAAGGAGTTTGACGCGCTGGTTGTCCAGCAAGAATTGATTTAACATCTACGATGTTAGCAAGATAATTCTTTGCTGTAGGCGCATCCTTGACACCAGCCTTAATAAATTCATCTACAGCCGCTGGACCAAATTCTGGGGCAATACGCTTAAGGCGTGTGCTTGCTTCAGTAGCTGCTTTAATATCTTTAGATGTACGAGCAATCTTAAGATTATCTAATTCTTTGCCGTAAACATTAAAAAAGTTTACAACATTAGGATTAGTAAATGCAGCATCTAGTTTTTCTGGGTTACCGATAATCTTCATAAGCGCATAATTTGCGGCATCGTAGGCTTTCTTAGCCTTGCCCAAAATAAGCGTAGGATCTGTAAAGATTCGATATGACGCATCTATGGTACCTGAGATACCTTTGTAAAGGAAACCTGTACCTTCTAAACCTTCTGGAAGAACAGCATTAGCAACTTCACGACCGGGTGAATATTTAGCAGCAACTACTGCATCGTATGTATCCTGAAATAGTGGGTCTTGCTTCTTGCTTGCTTTAACAGCAATTTGCTTTTCTGCTTCAGTACCAGTAGCAATAATCTCATCTAGTGGAACACCAGTAGCCGCTTTGATTGCAACATTTACACGGTCAGGTGAATATTTTGCTTTGCTTTTTCAATACGTACTGGATCAAATACTAAATCGCCTTTGTCTCCAGAAGCAGCCCAAGCATTTTTAATGCCCTCTAAACCCTTAAACTGTATGCCTGGTTGTTGTTTTTCTAACGCTGGAATATCTAACTTTCCAAAACGATAGAGACGGGTCATAAAGTCTGACGCTTCTTGCAATCCAGCAAAAGCAGCACCACCTGTATAGTGCCAAGCAGATGCTAACCAACCACGTTTCTTTTCAGGTTCCTGTCCGTTAAATGCTACAAGTGCTGCCTGTTGATCTTGTGGTAATTGAGAATACTTTTGTTGCGCTTGAGCAGGAGGAAGGTCTAAAAGATTCTTATGTGTATCAAGCAAGTTAGATAGAGCATCAACTTGTTTTTTCTCATTAGGATTTAATCCAGCCTGTGTAGCAACAAGTTTTAAGTTTGTGCTAGGCATTAAAGTCCTCTTGATGCAGCTTGCTGATAAAGTATTGTTATCTCACCAGTTGTGTCGTAAGGCAAAAGTTTTGCCAAAGTGTCTGAAAGTTTTTCTGTTGTGCGTCCTACTCCTAGAACTTCAGGGCCAGCACCAGGTCCTTGACTAATACCGTGTGTAATTGGTTCATCAGGACGTTGTGTTGGTTCAAATAAACCTGTAACTGGATTAGGCACTGTGAACAATGGTGCCTGTGAAAGCATAGGATTTTTCTGTGCTGTTGCTAGTGGAGCGCCTGCTTTATTAGCGGCGTACTCAACACCTGCACCGTATTGGTCTGGCTGGTACTGAAGATCTGTACGCTTTGCAAACTTGCCAGGACCTGATACACCCTGCATAGGGTTAGTAGCGTCTTCAAGCGCCATCTGTATCCTCCTGAATAGTCTCTAAATCTGTAGCGAAGTCTTCCCACGCTTTGTTAATTTCTGTTGTGCGGTTTGCATTGTAGATGGATAGTTCCATTAGGGATTCCGCTAACCCTGTTACTGACTGCATTATGTTGTAATTAAACTCTGCTGCGATGACTAAAAAGTCGGCGAAGCGTACTGGACGGCGAACCTTATTCTTATCCATCCAGTACACCCGCTTCCTAAAAAGTTTTTTACTTCTTAACTTTCTTACCTGGCTTAGCAGCTCCTGCGTATGGAGCCATTACCTTTCCACCTGATACCTTAGTTGTCTCTCCCATCGCGCCCTCTTTTGGCTTTGACATTGGAGCTGGTGCCTGTGTTCCTTTTCTCATCTTTCACCTCCTTAAGGTTTATGCCGCGCCGCCGATTGATGCGAGCAATGATGCAATATCTGGACGTCCTTGTGGAGTTGGTCCACCAGCAGCAGGGGCTGCACCGCCAGGTTGTTCCATACTTGGCTGCGAGGCAGGGACGGGAGCCATACCTGCTACTGGGGACTGAGGCTGCATCGCTGCAGGCTCTGGCTGAGGTTCAGGCGTAAACGCCTTCTCCACAACAGCTTCAATGCTCATACCCTTTTGACGATTCTTGATCATCTCAGAGAACTTAGAAAGTATCTGAGTAGGGTCTTGTCCTTGTGCTACAAGTTGCGGAACAGCAAGTGCTGTCTGTCCGATTGCAGCGCGAAGGGCATCACGCATTTCTTCAATATCAACTTTTTGCTCTTCTTGGCTTACGTTGATTTCGATAGGTAGTTCACGGCGCACATAATCACGTGAAACAAGTTTATCGCTACGCATCTGTAGCAAGGCTACTGTTGCGTTGTTTGGGTTCATACCGGACATAATTCCGTAACGAACATCTACGGTGTAGTCACCGTTAATAGCCTTAGAAGGTGTGTACTTGAGTACATAAGGTGTGCCGTCATCAACGCCACGAATTTCCTTAACTTTATTACCAAAAATCTTTTCATCAGTCTTAAAGCAAAGACCGATAAGTTCTACGAACATACGTGCAAACTGTGACTGTGCTGCCTTGATCTGTGTATCAAAGCCAGCCTGTAGAGCCTGAACACCACGACCAGTAACAACTGATGCGTCAATGTTTCCAGAGCGAGTCTCAGGATAGCGAGCGCCGACACGAAGTTCACGCTCTAGTACGCCTGATTCTGAGAAGACACCTGCTGGTAGTTCTAGCGGAACGCGGCGAATACCCTGTGGGTTTGCAGAACGCATAATGGAATCTGGACCAAGAGCAAGTTCTTGCACATCTTGTGGAATAGCAATAGGTGCTTGGATAGATTTCTCTGCTGCTTGAATCTGCAATACAGCCATACGAGCACGAGCAAGTTGTACACCGAGCACATCATCGTACTGACCACGTGCTTCACCATCAATAGATGGGCGCATTGAGACGCGAACCATACACTCACCGATTGGGTTTGGTGTATTGGATAGAACTAAATTCTTGCGCTCTGGTAAGTAGATAAGGTCTTGGTCTTTATCGTGGTAGCGAACCAAAGAAAGGTAAGGAGAACCTGGTGTGTACTGGTTCATTCCTACGATTTCTTTATAGAACTCTGGATACATAGATGCCAAAGTCTGTCCGTCCATACCGACAATCTGTGTCAAGGACAAGCAGCGACCAAAGCGGTCAATCTCTGGGTATGCACCAAATGGGTTAATCATCTTAATGATTGGCTCATCGTTTTCATAATCAAGTTCAACTCGACCAATGAGCATTCCATAGGTGTTATACCAGTCAGCACCGGTGTACATCTGTACGCCAAGTTCTGAACGATCTACATAGTAGTTTGCAATGCGACCACGAAGGTCTGCTGCTTTACGTGCTGTATCGGATACAGTGTTGGCAGCAGAGCAGTTAAATGAAGGTAGCGGTGCCATTGCTTCTGCAAGGTCACGCGCAGATACGTCAATGATGTTAGCAACGAGTGGCTTTGGGTACTCGTCTGAGAACATAGAAGGGTAGACCTTAGAGATGTCTCCCTGACGTACTGAAAGGACATCACGCATACGACCATCACGCGCTGCGTACTTGGTCTGTAAGCGAGCTACCTTTGCGGTAACTTCTTTAACTGTTAGCATTGTAATCCTTAATTAGTAGGTAAGGCCTGAAACCTTTGTAGGCCATTCGACCTTATCTGTTGCTAATGCTTGTGCTTTACCTGCAGCATACTTAGCATCTACTGCTGGATTGATTTGAGGTGTTGTTACAGCACCCTTATCAATGTATTCTTCTTCACCTTCTGCGTTGGTTTTCCAACTTGGTGTTAGCGCCATTGTTATCTCCTAAACAAATGTTTTCTTTGCTTCTGCTAGCGCTTCATCAATGTTAATGACTATTCGCTTACCTAACTCTGCGCGAGATAGGAATGGGTTTTTGAGGTGATGCGTTGCGTACTGGCCGTAGTTGAGCATCTCGCGTGCGCGAATCTCACAGAACCAGAGCGCCATCACCATATCTGTCTTACCCTTAGTGGTGGGTGTCCACGTAATCAACTGCTCAATCAGAGCCTTGACATTCTCAGTCTGATCACTGGGTAGATGTATTAAGTTATCGCGGTGGTGTTTACCATCTGCTTGCTTAGTACCAAAGAGGGTAGCCATAGATGCAACACCGAAGCCTGCATCCCACTTATTACCGCCAGTGTGGTGTTCTCGTAAGATAACGCCGCGACTTGCAAGATACTGACGGATTCCTTCATCTTGAGTCAAGAATGCCTGAAATGCGTTCTTCTCAATAATCCATTCACTGGGCGTATACATCTGCGTCCAGTTGATAATGATGTCGCGGATTTGCTGCGGGGATGGACTTGTAATCTTGAGAGCATCTACGATGTAGCGCTTAGATGTGGTGCGATCTACTGCGTAGCAGATAGCTGCAGTGTCTCCGACAATCGCAGGGTCCATACCGCAGATAAAACTAAAGCCTGTTAAATCCTTTGGATGTCCTGGATGTCCCATCTCAAGTCGTCCTGCCTTGCGCATACCGTCAATAGAGCCGCGAACACATACTGGGTCAAAGGCTGCATTCTCAGATACATCTTGCTGCTGATAGACCAGCGCCCAGGTGGATGTATCCATCGCTTGGCGTTCATTGAAAAGGTTACGACCAGACCAGCGTGGGTATAGACCGTTCTCGTCTTTATCATCATCTGTCTGTCCATCAAAGGGCATATCAGATTTAGGCCAGAGTGTGACCCACTTGTCGGGGTCTTCATCTGTCTCAAGAAGGGCTGGCATCGCAAGATATGTCCAAGGGACTTGGCCGCCTGGGTATCTATCCTCATTACGTAACTCTCTGTATAAATCTACTGATGCTACGCGAGTTCCAATAACAATCAACTTACCAGTTGGGTTAAGACGGGACCGCACGTCTTGGGTCAACCAGCGAATCTGCTTCTCAAACTCATTAGCGTTCTTGAGTGTTACCGCATCGTCTACAATAATCATATCGGCACGCTTGCCGTAAATCTGACCGCCAATACCGACTGCCTCGATATTTGGATCCTTCTCACTAGACTCACGGAGTTCATCACCAAAGGTGACGCGGGTTGCTTGCCAGGAGGCTGTCTTAGAGTTAAACCCTACGCCAGCAGCATAAGCGGTCTGAAGGTTCTCATACATTGGGTGAGTCAGACGCTGCTTGATGGCGTAGAGAAAGTCGGCTGCTAGTTGCTGAGTCTGGGAAACTATCAAGACTCGGAAGTTGGGATTCTGAGCAACCTTCATCGTCACGTACTCAACCGTAATCGTCATAGACTTGGCGTGGTTGGGCGGGATGTTAATCAGGATGCGGTTGTTGTTGAGGCCGCGCTCATACTTCATAGAAGGGTGCATCCACGATGGGTCGCGTCCCTCTATTACATCTACTAGGTTCTGCTGGTGCGGAAAGACCTTGTGGTTCATAAAGCGCTCGCAGAATTCTGCGTAAGCTCAGGTCGTGGACGTCACCTTCTGCAAAGTTCTTATCTTTTAGACCGAGGCGGGTTCTATCAACCTTGTCTGCAAAAATCTTATCGGTGCGGCGGTAGTAGTCATAGGTCTTCATAGACTTGCCGGCTTCAGCGCAGGCTGACTCAATAGTCATACCCTCTGAGACGCAGCGAAGGATTATTCGCTTTGCGATGTCACTAGACTTCTCGGACACACCCACTCCTTAAAAAAGCGCCGTGATTGACGCGCCGTGATCGACTCTTCTTTATACTGGGGAAGGTATATCTCTACTCAAAATATTTTTCAATTTTGCTACTGAGCAGATTGTCTCATATATTGAGATATAGGTGATCAACAAATTGATAGACCTATCCCCCGTTTAGTAAGGCAGCTCGCTTCGCCCTAGGGGGCTACGCGAGGGGTTTCACCCGTAGCGTACGGGTCGAAAATTACTCCCCGTATTTTCTCCCCTACTATATATAAGGCGGGAAAAATACAGTATTTCCCACTTTTTTGATGTGACGTTAGTCACGCGGTATAAAACCGCAGGTCAGAGGGCAGTTTAGCAAATATATTTTTTGGGGGAGTATACATACCCGCCGCGTCAAATTTAACCATATGGGGTCGCCGTTTCTGCCCGTCTCGGATGGCGAGACGGCTAGGGCAGGGCAATCGGGGCAGGGCTAGACGGCAGATCAATGGCAGCGCAGGGCAGGGCAGGGCGTAAGGCGGGGCGGTTGCGGTTGGTAAAGG